ACGGGAATGAGCAGACCATACTTGAAAGCACCAAGCGTGATGCTTGAGTAGGTCGGCTCTGACTCGTCGAGTGCAGCACCAGCACCCTTGAGGGTAGCAGCGCTGTAAGCGGTGAGAGTTGGGATCGTGAGATCTTCACCAGTGCTGGTGTTGATGACATCGGACACCTCAAGCATTGGTCCGACAAGGCGAGCTACATCGAACACCTGGTCGAAGAACGACTTGGGTACGGTGTTAGCCGAGGGAACCAGAGTTGCACGCTGCTCGAACTCGTGTCCACGGATTTCACCACGGGCAATCTCGCGCAGGATGTCTCCGGTGGTACGCTCTTCGCGTGCTTCGGCGGGAACAAATCCGCGAGCTGCTTCCTCAGCTTCGGAACGGCGTGCTTCGTTGCGGGTAGCAACAGCAACAGCCTCGTCAGCGCGAGTGATGTCAGCTTCAATACGGTTGATCTTTTCGAGCTCAGCAGAGTCGAGCCCACGGCTCTCAGACTCAGCACCCTCAATGACCTCACGGATTTGCGAGGTCAGGTTGGCGCGGAGTTCCTGCTGAGTCTTTACGAACTCAGACATATAGTTTCTCCTGTTAGTTAGTTGTACTAGATCTCCGTGGCGGTTCCGCTCAACGGCAAGGTCAGTAGTGGCTCCACTTGCCTGACATATCTATGTTACCGAAAAAAAACTTTGAATATGGATTAGACAAATCGGTGGCTATCTAGTAGCCTAGAGATATCAACACAGAAACGGAGAAACCAGTGAAGATCTCAAAGTTCAACCTACTCAAAGGGACACTCAACGAACTCAACCTCAAGATCGCCACACTTTACGAACTCGAAGCGGATAAGGCAGATATTGACGAGCTAGTCCACGAGCGCACCAAGATCCAGTGGGCAATCGCAGACGAGATCAGCAAGAACAGTTAGGAACGGAGAGAGCGATGAAGTACAACTACAACGATGGCGGACGGAAAGCAGCCGGGTACAAAGGCGAGGCTAACGACTGCGTAGTCAGGGCAGTAGCCATAGCCACCGGGCGCGACTACAGGGAAGTGTACAAAGAACTGGCGCGGGTGATGGCGAGCTACGGTCACGAGCGCTCAGCCAGAAACGGTATCCCCAACAAAATAACCAAGCGATACCTGGAAGATCACCTCGGGTTTGAGTGGGTTCCCACGATGGGCAAGGGCACAGGTATCCAGCACCACCTCAGAGCAGACGAGCTACCAAGCGGAACCTACATAGTCAATCTATCCCGACACCTAGCAACAGTCATAGATGGGACAGTCCACGATAACCACGATCCCAGGCGCGGGGGAACCCGTGGAGTCTACGGGATCTGGCGACAGAGATAAGATAACCACAGGAACGGAGGACACAATGCAAACATTTCTACCAGACCACAGCTACTTCGTCAGCGCTAGGATCCTAGACCGCCAAAGGTTAGGGAAGCAACGAGTCGAGGCATACCAAATCCTACGGGCACTCCGCGGGGAGAGCAAGGGTTGGGTCAATCATCCAGCGACCAGGATGTGGCGAGGCTACGAGAATAGTCTTATCCTCTACACACAAGTTATGTGCGACGAGTGGACAAGCCGTGGATACAAGGACAGCATCAAAGACAAGGTCGAAGCGATGCTTCCTGATTACCCCTACTATTATGCCCCACCGTGGCTAACCTACGACCTAATCAGAACACACCAATCTAACCTAGTTAGGAAAGATCCCACCTATTATCAACCTATGTTCCCAGGCGTGCCAGACGATCTTCCATACCTGTGGCCAGTAACGGAGGACAACCGATGAAAGAACTATCAGAACACACACTCAAAATGCTCGTGTTTAGAGATCCCACACTACGAACAACCGTAGACCGATACCGTTACTGTTGGACTTTGCTACCTGACGCAGTCTACGAGTTGGATACAGCGGTCAAGCGATCTCTCCACCACAACCAACTTGAGGAGACGCCAGAGATTAGTTACCTACGCGCCAACGTTGATCTAATCTGTGACGAGCTGGATGTTACTGAGCGGATTCTGCGGGACGCTCTTCAGATGGAGTATCAACAACACGAGTCTCCATAGACTCAACTACTCGCTTCTGTTTCCCGCGTGTCGCACTAGGCTGCTCAAGCTCGTGGATCTCCTGAGCCATCTGTCCAGCTAGGGCAACGAGGGATCCTGACACAGGGTTGCCCGCAACCTTGAGGATAGTCTTTTTGATTTCGTCTACAGTAGCCATTATTTACGCTTACCGCCTTTGCCGTATCTGTCTTTTCCAGGCATTACAATCCCAACAATAGTTCGAGTTTCTTTTTCTTGAGCTGGAGCATTTCCAGTGAAGTGTCGGCTTGTGCCTCAGCCTCACTTTCAGGAGCGAGCTTATCAAGGACACGCTCAAGCAACTGACGGTCATCCTCAGTGATATTGTCACCCATTTCGACTTTGAGTAATGCGTCAGCAAGCGAGTCAGCATCAACATCAGTGCGCTCGGCTAGTCTTTCTAAACCTCGCACAGCTGTAGTCCCAGCGGTGGCTGTGTAAGCGGGGAAAGCAACAATACTGACCTCGTGTAGCCTCACCTCGTTCAAGGTTCGCTCAGCACCATCCTCTGACCAACTGTCACCGTTACGGGGAACCGAGAAACCAAACGACATCGAGTCTACATCGCCACGCCTAATCAGCTCGGAAGTGTCCCGACCCGTAGTCGTGTTTGGCAACATAGCCCAAACCTTGAGTCCACGCTCGTCCTCTGTTAGCTTGAGTGTCCCTGCTCGGGTAGATCCCAGAACTTCGCCAGCGCTGTGGTTCCACAATAGTTTGATGTCGTTGCGTGATTTCAGTGAACGAGTGAACGCGCCGGGTGCAATTTTCTCCGTGAATGGAAGTGGTTGCGAGGGCGAGTCAAACATCGCAGCGTATCCCTCAAAGGTCATACCTTCGCTGGTTTCACGGATTTCAAAGTCCGTTGGACTCATTCTTGTTTCGAGTTCTGCCACAGGATTTCCCGTCGTTCGGTTAGCGTTCTCAGCTTCCAGTCTACCAACTACCCCACGAGCATACGCTAAAGCTCGCTCGGCAGCGCGTTTGCTTGGCCCACTGCCCCACAACAAATGTGCAACTACACCAGCGCTTGGATAGTCCTCATTGTCAGGGTCGGCTGCGGGCGCGTCTAGATCTACCAGGTGGCGAGATATCCAGGCAGCAATCCTTACCCATTTGTCTGCTGTCACATTACCGGCTGCCATAGCGCGGGCTTCACGGACAGTTTGTGGGCGTAAGCCGTCACCACTCAAACCCTCCTCGTGGTATTTCAGTCCTTGTCTTGCAGCAGCACGCATATATGCTGGGGGATCTAGATTGACCTCTCGGAACTCGTAGCTCCTGGTTGATTTAGGGTGTCCCGCAGGCAACAGGTCATAGTCGGTTACATAGTTCTTGCTTTCAGGCTTACCGTTGCGCAGTAAATATAGGTATGCGTTCACGCGACCCATAGACCAGGCAGCCCTTGAGATACCTGGTCGGTGCGAAGTCGAATACGCGCCAGCGCCACGCCGATAAACAGCTTTCAGCTGACCGAGTGTTGCCCTAGTCCAGTCAGGCTTACCCGCCTCAGCCATCGCCTCATTGTGTTCCTTGACCTTATTGCGGAGCGCTGTCTCGACCTGTTCAGATAACTTGATACCTCCGCCAGCACCAGCAGCAGATCCCTCTTTGTTCTTATCGCTTCCCTTGATCTGATCCTTTGGCGGGGCAGGTGCCCGTTCCTCGTCACCCTCCCAGGCGTTACAGTAGTGGTCACCTCTGACGTAATCTTCCCACTTGGCGCACCAAGCCCGCTCACCGTCATCAGCAACCATATCCTCTTTGTAAAAAATACAGTTACCGCAAGCTCGTCCCTCGGGGACATCCTCGGCAAGCGCGGGGCGATAGTTATCGGGCAAAGCTCGTTCTTGTAGCTCGTCTAGTGACCGATACGAACTGCCTTGATAATCGCCACCAGGTTCGAGATCCTCAGCCAAACTAACAGCAACCATCTGCTCAATAGCCTCGCCCTTTGTGGCGTGACAACCGCCAGGGATTAGTTCCCCGTCAGATTTCACCACAGCCCAGTTAGGACAGTCAGGGTGTGCGTCAGTAATGAAGTATGGCATTAGTCGTTGTTCTGTATCTGTAGAACGTGCATTACAGGCGCGCCCTGAGCAGAGAAACAGTAAAGTTCATCACCAGGCCGTAAAGTCATCGTTAGGGTTTCACCATTGTGAATATGTAAGCCTGTGGAAGCGGTAACGTTAGCGTCACCAAGGAAAGCGGTTGTGCTGGAACTGTGGTCACCTTCGTGGATAATCACAGTTTGCGGCATATTATCGGCAGTCACAATCTTCACGCGAGTGTCTTCCGCTACGGTGTATTGGGCATTAGTTATCGCCATCAGTCACCTCGTCCTTGTACACCGACTCAGGATCTTCAGGGTCAAGCATATATGCGGGCTGGAGCTGTGCTGATGGAACGCCAGTGTGTTCGATATCTGGCAGACCAAGAGCAGTGAGCACATCTTGCGGGTTGAACCCACTAAACACTAGATCCCTCGCCATTGCCACCCGTTCACGCTGGGCGCGCAGACGAGAGTCGTTCACATCCACATTAGCCAAAGGCACTCTAACCTTTGTAGCCGACTCGTCAGCCTGTGGTGCTAGATCTTCCAGGGCACGAGCTTCGTTGATTGTGAGGAAACCAGACTGCATAGCTGTCGAGTATGCCGAGTATCGTGACTGGATGTCGGCGCGGAGCAGACCATCAAGGTTGAACTTGAGGAAAGCACCCTGTCCGTTAGCGCCACGCTCAAGCAAAGGATTGAAAGCACCCTCGATTTTGGTGAGGATAGGTCGCAGCCCGTGGGTAACCCAAGCCAGGTTATTTTGCTCGACACTCGCATAGCTAGCTGTGCCTGGAAGTCCAAGCAGGTGTGGTGGAACATTGAACGCGCGAGCAATATCTTCCACAGCAAGCCTACGAGCCTCAATAGCCTGTGACTGTTGTGGATCTATCTGGGTTGATTTGAAAGTCGCACCACCAGTAAGCACACCAGTCTTGTGACCTTTACGCCAACCCTTGTGACGATTATCAAACCCAGCAGTCAGCTGCTTCGCTTGTTCCTCGGTTAGATTTCCAGGGAACTCAATAACACCGTTCAGGTTTGTGCCCTGACCGAAGAATGTGCTGGCAAATCTTTCGAGCGCAAGTGCTAAACCGAACGACTCCTTGAGTGCTTTGACACGAGAGATCCCGCGCACTTTGCCAGGTGGCAACACGTCAGGAATGTAGACGATTTCGTCTGTGGTTAGTGGTTTGCCTTCGCCCTCGACAGTGAAGATAAGCCGACCCACGCTGTCCCGAACAACCTCAACACTTGTTGGGTTGAGAACAGTAAGTGTGACTACCTCACCACGAGCGTTGTAGTACGCACGGATGAACGCATTTCCCTCAAGCAATAGGGAGACAACCACGGAGTTCCAAAACGCCTCAGCGGGGAGATCAGCATCAGGCTTACGCAACCACTGTGGCTGTGGAGAAAGATCTACGCGGGTGTCATCGTTACGCTTGTAAGCGTGGAGCGGGAGTGTCGAGATTGTGTCAGCAATCAGCGATACAGCTGAGAACACAGCATTGACACCAAACACTGTGTCTTGGTCAATTCTGACACCTGACTCTGTGCCGAGAGCAACATCGTCTCCGGCAGCAAACAACGACTGGTATGAGATTGCCCTAGCCTCGCCAGGGTTGATAATACGATTGAGGATCACTGGTTCTGCCCAACTACGAAACCGACAAGGATTACTACCCCACCGGCTACAACAAGCCCGGCAGGTATTGACCACATAAATACGCCCACGGTTATCCCCGCGAATCCAGCGACTTGTAGAACACTTGAGATTATACGTCTGTTCATATACCTATCCAAAGAACTGCGGGACAACCTCTTCCATTCTAGCGACTGTTGCTCGGTCTACGGCGAGAATGGCTGCAACAGCAGCGTCAATCTTTCTCGGGCTTGATTTCTTATCTTTGACAATACGAGGCCCAAGATTGTCTATTTTAGTCACCGCGTTATCCAAATGGCGGGTTAGCACCGGATCGCCATCGTGAATGATGCGCTTTTCGACAACAGCGTCATAGAACTTTGCGCAGGCAGGAACCATCCTTCGTGGCGATGTGCTTGGCCACTCGACAATCGGTAAGCCTGCTTGCTCTAGGATTTCCATTGACCTTTGCCAGCGGAACGGGTCACACGCAATCTCACGAACTTTCGGATGTTTCTGACAAAAGTCTATGATTGTTTGTTCCACATCAGCTATGTCCACGCGCCAGTCGGCATCGTGAATGGTTAGATCCTTTTCCCAGGTCTTGACCATAAACACTTTCACAGGGTCATCATCGTTCTTAGGAATAATCGCGCCAACCACAGCTGAAGCGTCACCGGAGAACGACCCATCGAAACCAAGCACTATCTCATCATCTGCTGTCGGGACAACTTCGCCTTCGCACTGTTCCCACGCCCCATCAGGTAGCCAGCTTGTTGCCGAGGACACGAACAAGTTGAGGCGTTTAGTTTTGAACTCTGCCTCTGGGGTTCGGCGCACAGCTGAACGGAAGTCCTCTATGTCGTTGATGTCACCGTACCCAGGGTTTGCTTTCTCCCAGGTTTCCTCGCCACGATAGTCACCCTCTGACTCCCACCACGCCTGGAAGTAGCTCGGGTCATCTTCCTCGCCTCGGATAATCTTTTGCCCGTACTGGTACAGGGTGTATGCGATACTGTCCCGCCCAGTAGAGTCGCTACGAACACCAGCGGTTGTGATGGCTAACAGGCTTGCTATATTTCCACGAGCGCCCATAGCGAGGGACATTACATCGAACAGTTCACGATTAGGTTGGGCGTGTAGCTCGTCAAAGATCACAAGTGTTGGCGATAGTCCCTCTTTAGAGTAAGCCTCGGCTGACAGGGCACGATAAACAGAACCGTTCTCTGTGTTCTCCATCGCATCACGGTACAGGTTGATGTGTCCGAGGTCAGGTGCTGCTTCCACCATTTTCTTGGCATCTCGGAACACGATTTTTGCCTGTTCCTTTTCGGCAGCAATCGAGTACACCTCGCCACCGCTAGGACCAAGAACAAGCGAGTACAGGGCAGTAATAGATCCCAGCGCCGACTTGCCATTCTTTCGTGGCATACCAATGAGCTGGATTCTGTGGCGTAGTCCACCGTTCTCCCAAGCAAAGATTCGCAACATTAGTTGCTTCTGCCAATCACGGAGAACCATAGGCTCGCCTACCTTGCCAGCTACGCTGTCCTTTGTGATAGTCCCATATCGTTCAGCGAAGCCGATAGCAATGTGTCCCTCGCCCGCCAGGATTGCTTCCTCGGGTACAGGCGTCAGCCAACGCGGAGGCCAACTACTCATCCCCACTACCTCGCACGAGTTCCTCTTTCATTTGCTGTAGCTCAGCCAATCTAGATCTCCGAGCAACCTCAGCTAGACCAAGCCTTGACCTATCGGATGGTGTGAACCCAAGCATAGACAGGTTCGCTGCGATAATACGGGACAGGTTGTCAAGCCTACGCGCCATCTGCATATTGTCGGTCTGCATTACTTTGATGCGGAGGTTCCAGCGCTCGTCCACCATCTCGCAAGTCATAAGCAGGAGCTCAATATCAGACACCGGACTAATCCACCCAATACCCGCTCCCCAAACCCGTTCCCACAGTTTCTTGCCGGGATCTAATAGTGGGCGTGGTGGCTCTGGAATATCGGTTGCTGGTTCGAGGATCTCTAGCTCGCCCTGGTCAGGTAACGGTCTCCTGCCAGGGTTGCCAAGTTTCCGCTTCTGCTCAATCGGCTTAGCGGGTCTACCGCGCTGGCTCATTTGTCTAACCGTTTCCAAACGCTGTCCTTGACAGGTTCGCGGGACAGTTTCACCTTTGACAAATCCTGTGGTGTGTAGCTCTTGTCCTTGACCAGTCCTTGCTTGAACACTTTGTAATCAACAGTGTGGTGCCACCGGCTGAACTTGAACGATAACTTGGCAACGTCAGGGTGTAGATCCACGAGCATTTTGGATTTAGGGAGTGTTCCCTCGCCAGCGTAGAACGCTTCCGTATTACCGCCACCCATTTTCTGTGTTGGCATCTTGTACTGGTAGAACGCATTGAACTGTACCGTCACCCAGCCTGCCTTGAGCATCATTAGCGATAGGTCGGTGTCCTCGTTATATCTGCCTCGCCACCGGAATGGGACATCATTGCGAATCAGGTTGCACGAGTAGATCCTCGTGTTGAGAATGAACGGCGGGCGTTTGTTACGCGAAGGCAGAAACATAAAATAGTTCGGACCGGACATTGCCACGTTCTTGTACCGTTGCGAGAAGTCCTCCATTGCGCGGAATACGAACCCATCGCCCACGAGTAACCGTTGGTTCTGGTGTAGCCTGCCGAAGTTGATTATGTTGTCATCCATTACCCAGTGCCACTTGTGTCCCTCAGCAATCGAGTGTTCCCAAGCAAAGTTACGGGCTGCACCTGGTCCTTTGGATTTAGTATCGCCTAGATCATCGCAAGTGTCGTAGTTGTCGAGATATTCCTGTGGCAGGACAAGTAGTTTCGATTTGTCGAAGTAATGCTTGTAATCGGCGTACTGATGTTCCTCCACGATAATGCGGTAGGGCACGTTGATTATGTCAAGGTACCGGGGCGTAAATGCGTTCTTAGACCGGGACTTTGACGGGATGTATATCGGGAACTCAGGCTGGGTTATCAACGACATAGTGTTCGTGTTGTGTAGATCCCACTAGACCATCTGACTCTGGCCACCAAAACGACTTTTTCGCATTGACACCGAGTAGCTCAAAGAACTTGTCTTTCGCTTCATCGTTAGGGAAGTGAACTGTGCAGCTAAACGCCGAGCCACGTTCCTCCTGTTCATACTCAGGCATCCCTGTCCACTCAGCGAGCGGATCTACTGTGTTGCCGGAGTTAGTTCCATCTATTGTGGCGAGTTTAGTTATTTCAGCCTCGGAGAAACCAAGAGCATCAAACTCGAACTCGGCAATCTCTAGCGAAGCAAGTTGGGCTTGGAGCACGGTTGGGTCAAACTCGGAAAGATCAGCGGAGCGATTGTCCGCAATAGCGTAGGCACGGATCATCTCGTCAGTCCAATCGGCGGGTGCTCGGACAACAGCAATCTTGTCCCAACCTAGTTCAGATGCGGCGAGTAATGTACCGTTGCCCGCAATCACAGTCTTGTCGGAAGTAATAACAATCGGCTTGCGCTGACCAAACTTTTCTAAGCTCGCTCGCAACATCGCTCTGTTCTCCGGCGGGTGTAACCTCGCGTTCTTGTCATCGAACCTCAGGTCCGCAACTGAAATCATTTCAATTTTAACTAGATACCCCTTTGTTTGTAGGGGTCTCAAACATATAGTATTGCGACACACAGTAAAAACGCGAGTTTTACGACTAGTTTTGT